AGAAAATTATCTAAAAAATCTGTAGGTGTTGCTAAGTATTCATTACCTGAAGTAAATGTACCTGAAACATTTTTTCTAAATACAGGAAGCTTAACTGTTTTTAATATGCGTGTTTCTGCTTGTTTTATTATTGTTGGCAAATCAGAAACAAATTGAGTTTCAGAATTTTGTAAATAATTTTGTATTGCACTTTTTAGTTCTGCGTATGTCATGATATAACTATTTTAACCTGTCCTATTGATCCTCTTAAAACATTACTTGTACCATTTACTGGATTAAACCCAAAGTAAGTTGTTGATGATTCTTGACCACTATCAGGTCTTGGGTTAAATAATGCCATAGGATCAGATGTATTTAATCTTCCTACTTGAAACTGTGGATGATCAGGATCAAAACAATCTTTGCAAACCCTTAAACCATTTCTAGTTTCATCCTCAACTTCGTATTTAAGCTCAGATAATTTATATGTAAACCCACATCTATCACAAGTACCTAAAGCTTTTTTACTTTTTGCATATGCCATAATTAATATACGTTATTACCAGGAACAAACTTAACTGCAGCTCTTTCTCTGTCTGCATCAGATACTTCATCCCATAGTTCATTGTATCTTTGTTTTATCATAGCTACTCTATTTTGTGCTTCTGGTTCTTTACAAGCTATATTGTAAGCCAAAGCATATGTTAAACATGGCAGATACCTAGCAGGCACATCAGCATTATTAGTAGCAACATTACCTGCATCTTCAATTCTTTTTATATAGTCATACACTAAAGTATATGTTTGTGCTGAATCTGGTGTAGCCCATAAAACAATATTAATACTGCTTGTACCTTTATCTACATAAAACTGTGTAGGCTTTGATTCTTGTAATTTTTTTGCTTGATGATTGTATTGTGTTCTTGAAATTCTAGTTAGCTGTTGATCAAATTGTTTTGTTGAATCACCAGAATCAGTTCTAATAAAAGCATCTACTATCTCTAAAGCTGCACTATTAGCAGCATAGCTAGATGTGCCAGCAGTGAGTGCTTGTGATGCTTGTTCTATTTTCCAAAGGTTTAATCCTTTATTCTGCCATTCTAAAAAAATTAAATTCAAAGCACGTCTAGCAGTTCTATAATCATAACCAGAACGCATGGTTAAGCCGCATAGTTCATATGCTTCTTCCATAATATCTGATAAATCTAGATTAAATGTAGTAGTTCCACTACTTGCCATGTTTTCTCCTAATTGCTTCTTTACCTTTTTTAGCAATAGCAGCTTGTTGATTTTTACCAGCTACCTTAGCTCTTTGCTCTAATACTGTTAATATTTGTATCTTACGAGCAAATGGTTTGTTAATTTTCTTTACCTTAGCTACAGTTTTTCTTGCATCTGCAGGTGTTGCAAATTTAATACCTACTGTATCTTTAGGGTTTTCATCTGTGTATAGTCTACGACCAGAACCTTTAGGTTTTTTTCCTGTTCCTACTTTTGGGTCTCTTTTTCTTTTCACTATACTTTTTTTTACTTGCTGGTGCTCTGTTTGTCATAACACCAAAGTTTGCTCTGGTCATTACCATTTTACTTTATGTGACCAATATCTTGCACTTAACTTATCGGGTGATGAATCTTGTGCATTATGTCTTGCATAATAAGATTTTTTCCTAGCTTTATCTTTTTTAGTTTTAGGATTCTTACCTGCACCTTTCACACCTTGCTGACCAAATCTAATAGTTTTAATCTTGTCACCTTTTTTGGCAACAACTACATGAGATTTAGTTGGGTGATTAGGGGTACGTTTTGGTTTATTGTACCCACTAACACCAGCTTTCTTAAGGCGTGAATCCTTTTTACTCCTAGACATAATAAATATTTACCAGTCTATGATTTTCCACCACCAAACATTTTCTTAACGTAATCTTGATAAGCGACTACACCGCCTTCTTTCATAACATTTTGTCCTGCTTGATTTTTTTTCATGCCAGGTTTTTTAGGTTTTTGTACTGGCATAACTGGTGATTTTCCACCCATCATCATACCCTTTCTTTCTCCAGATACACCGCCTGCACCTTTTTTCTTAACTTTGGATTTAGACATACCACCGCCACGTTTCATAACTTTGGACTTAGACATACCTCCACCCATTCGTTTCATTACTTTAGATTTTTTACTTCCAGCCATTTTTGTTTCCTCCTTTGGATAAGCTGTTGAAAATTATTATCTTTATAATTTTTATAATAACCTTTTTTAACAATACTATCTGATGCTTTAACTAAAGTTCCAAGTCTTTGTATAAAGATTTGATAATAGTCTTCATCAAATAGTGGTTCAAAATTAATTTGAGTTGCAGCATGATCTATTTCTGTATCAGGATGTGATCCCATTATCCACAGATCATTTTGTACTGCTTCTTCATTTAGTATATTTATACGATTTTCTAATTCTTCTGCAGTTATTTCATCATAGTCAGTGCCACAATAAACTACTACATCGTAATTATCATCGAAGTTTTGAATTATTTTTATTAGATCGTACCAATATCCGCCTTTACCATGCATTACCTTTACCCTTTTACTATTCCATGAATGTTTAGCAAAAGGGCAAGCAGGTAAATTATTAAAGTCTTTATTAGGTTCTTCTAATACACGTTGACTCCATTGACGTATTTCTTGCATCAATAAAGTTTCGTCAAGCATTATTTTTTTGCTTTAGGTCTTCCTGGCTTTTTTTTAGCAACAGCTTTCTTTTTAGCTGGAGCTTTTTTCTTAGCTGGTGCCTTGCCTGAAACATAAGCTTCATTTACATCTGGTGTTGATGGATCATCTGCTTTGTAATGACCAGATTTATTTCTAGCTCTTTTTTCAGAACCAGATAACTCAGCGTGTTTACGTTGAGCATCTTCTAAATCTGGATCAGGTCCAAATACAGGTTTATAAATACCATCTTCATCCTTTTGTAAAACAAAATATTCAGGTGGGAAGTTACCATTTTCTGAAATAATATATTCCATAATTGCTCCTATTAATCTGAGTAAACTTTTACCATCTCTAAGACAATTGAATAAGTATCTCCAGAACTATGCCCTTTAGTTGTAAAAAGAATATCTCCTGTTTTACCACTACCTGCATTGTTTGGAATACCTCCAAATTCTTTAAAGTCCATATGTCCATTACTACTTTCAGCTAGCTCCATAAGTAAAACATTACTTGTTGCATCAAAAAATAATTGCACAGACATACCAACGATAGCATGACTAACACGCATTATTCTAACTTCAGAACAGGCTTTACCTTCTGCGTTAGCTGCTAAGGCAGAAACATCTACCTTAGCTACTGCGGATTCTCCACTACCATCGCTGACATTGGTAAACTTCATTACTGCATTTCTTTCCCCATCAATGATGGTTTGTGAAGTTACTGCATCAGCCATAGTTTACTCCTTATGATTGATCAGCAAACGCTGGAGCAGTTGCTGAAATTACATTACCCCATACATACCAATTAACTGAATCCTTGGCTAGGATATTAATTTCCATTACTCCAAAAGCTGTAAGAGTTAACTTTGAATTTGAATTACCATCAGAATAAACTGATACGTTATCAGCATTTGTATCTAAATGTTGTACACCGCCAATATAAAAATTTGTATCAGAACCTGTATCAAAAATTACATTTTGTGCTTCATCAGCAGCACCACCATAAATAAATTTAAAGTGAACTCCTTCTGAAGGGCTAGGTAAAGTGATTGTTCTGTTTGATGCTAACGCAGGTATTACATTTACTCTGCCACCATTTGCAGCAGCAGTAACTGAAACGTCTGCATCAGATAATGCTACAGGTGCTATTTGTATACCAGAACCATCTAAAGTAAATGATTCAGTTATTGCTCCTGTGCTTGAGTTTTTTGAAATGACCTTAAAGCCATTTTCAGACCTTACTGGTCCATTAAAAGATGTATTTGCCATTGTTTCCTCCTATCGGAAATAATCTATCATCTTGGCTTGTCTGCTAGGGCAGTTGATAGATAAAGTTTTAATATCCCTAGATATGAAAAAAAGGGGAGCCGTAGCTCCCCTAATTGGTTTAGCTTGAACCTGGTGATCCAAAGATACCTAGCGGATCAGATACGCCAAAGCTATATCTTTCTCTTGCTTTATATCTTACGTTACCAGTATCAAAATCGCCTTCCATTGATGTAGCAATCGCCGCTCTTTCAAAATGCTTAAAGCCGTTTGGTGAGTCAGTTTTAATGAAAAATGCGTCTGTGTCTGTAAGGAAGTGGTTTACCACATATCCTTCAGGTAACATACCCATGTTTCTGATTGCATTAACATCATTGTCTGCTGTTGCTGGACGCATGTTACTTGCCATTAATCTTTCAGCTACAAACTGTAAGTTTACTGGAA